TGCTTACGGACAGTTAGTTTTAACTGGCGAAACAACAGACAAGGGTAAAGCAAAAGGCAAAGCGTTTATTAAACGTGAACCAATACCAGATACTTTTTGGCAAGATCATTTAGATGGCAAGGACCCAGCACTAGGTGTCATTCCTATTAACGAGGACAATATGTGTCGTTGGGGTTGTATTGATGTTGATCAGTATAACTTAGATCACAAAATTATTAGTGCTTCTATTAAGTCCCATAAATTCCCATTGGTTACATTTAGGTCAAAGTCTGGTGGTGCACATTTATTTTTATTTACTACAGAGTTTATTACTGCATCTTTAATGCAAACAAAATTAAAAATGATGTCAGAGGCATTGGGTTTTGGTGGTAGTGAAATATTCCCAAAGCAAACAGAAATTTTAGTCGAGCGTGGTGACACAGGAAATTTTTTAAACTTACCATACCACGGCGGTATCAGAGGATTGCGATACACTTTTGATGAAGCAGGTAAGGCTGCTAGTTTAGAACAGTTCTATTCTATTTATGATGAATGGGTACAAACACCAGAACAAGTACAAAGTATAATTGCTGCAAAAGCAATTGAGGTAAACGAAGCATTTAAAGATGGACCACCATGTTTAAATAGATTAGCCGACGAAGGTTTTGGTGAAGGCTCACGCAACAATGCATTATTTAATGTTGCTGTTTACCACAAACAAGCTAACCCAGACAATTGGGAAGATAAAGTTATGGAAGATAATTCTAGTTATATGAACCCGCCACTAGGTTTCCAAGAAGTTAAAAATTTATTAGGTTCTATAGGTAAACGTGGCTACGACAAATACAGATGTAAGGACCAACCTATATGTGGTGTATGTAATGCTGCAAAATGCAGAACTAAAAAGTTTGGTGTAGGTTTTGAAGAAGAGCAGATGCCAGAACTAGATACGTTGTCAAAAATTAATTCTAATCCACCGCAATGGTTTTTAAATATTGATGGTAAGAGAGCAGAACTAAAAACAGAACAATTACACAATCCTAATTTATTTGCGATAGCAGTATTAGATCAAGCAAACATTGTAGCTCCTATACCAAAAGCAAAAGACTGGAGAGAGGTGTATCTAAAACCATTGATGAATAAACTAGAAGAGATAGAGCCACTAGAATCATTAAACCCTATGAACCAGATAGAAAATTTATTGTATGACTTTACAGTGCACAGGGCTGTTGCGCGTACTAAAGATGACATCTTGAATAAAGCAGCGTGGACCGACGAAGGGTTTACATATTTTAGAATGGATGATTTTTTTGCATTTGCAAAACGTAATAACTGGGAGTTAGATAAAACTAAGACAGGTAATTTAATGAAGAGACTAAAAGATATTTTTGTTGAAGAACTTAGAATGACTTTAAAAAACCAGACACCGCGTATTGTCAAGATAAAAGCAATGAAGACATACAAACCAGATGTATCTCATATTACGTATCAAGAGAACCCTTTTTAATGAATTCAACAAAAAAGCTTAGAGTACGAATGAAGACTTTTATGGAAGACATTGAAAAGTTTGGTAAAACAAATGTAACTTTTCAAACATTTTATAGATTTGTTCAAAGAAAGTTTGAACAACACGCGTATCAATTTGGGGACACTGAAACTATTCTTCACGTAGGAACGGGAGAATATATTGATAGAGATTCTTATGAGGGTGAAGAAGCAGAGGATATACAATGTGGTAGAAGATTTAATACATTTTTTAAAGACGAAAAGCTATATAAATATTATCAACCGANTAAAAAAGAAAGCAAAATGAAGTTTAAACCAGTTCCTAGTTTGTCTGAAAGGTTGAATAAAAACAAAGTATGAAAACAATTATACTAGGACCACCGGGTACAGGTAAGACTACTACACTCTTGGATTTAATAGATCAATTTTTAAAGGCTGGTGTTGATTCTAAAAAGATAGGATATTTTTCTTTTACACGCAAAGCTGCAGACGAAGCAGCAGGCAGAGCTGCAGAAAAATTTAATTTAGATGCACAAGAAGATTTACCTTTCTTTAGAACACTACACTCACTAGCATTTAGAACACTAGGAATTAAACGTGAGCAGGTTATGCAGACACGTGACTACAAAGACTTTGGATCAAAGGTTGGCATTACAATAAAACTAAACCATGCAACAAATTCAGATGCTGATGGTACTTTTACATCTGACAATGAATATTTATCTATAATTAGTAAAGCATGCGTTACGGAACGCGATGTTATGGATGTCTATGATGATAATAACCATTACTTAGACATAGAACGTGATACATTGTATTTGTTAGATAGAGAATTAAAACGATACAAAAAAGAAAAAGGAATGATTGATTATGGAGATATGTTATCACGGTTTGTTAATGAAGATGTGGCTCCGAAGTTTGATGTACTCTTCATCGACGAGGCACAAGATCTTAGCCCACTTCAATGGCGAATGGTGCGAGCCATCTGGTGCAGATCTGACAAGACTTACATCGCGGGTGATGATGACCAGGCTATATTCAAATGGGCGGGAGCGGACGTTGATCATTTCATTGCGCTCAAAGATGAAGTCGATTCTATTCGAACTCTAGATCAATCGTATCGTATTCCTGGTGGACCTATACATGAGCTATCACAAAGCATAATTGACAGAGTCAACAATAGGTACGAAAAGACTTATAAACCGCGAGATTCTATAGGTAAATTGAATAGGTATTCAGACATTACACAGGTTGATATGTCTACAGGTCAGTGGTTAATATTAGCATCGGCTAATTATTTTCTTGATGATGCAAAAGATTTATGTGAATTGCAAGGTTGGTATTATGCACATAAGAATAGAAATTCTATTTCTATTGATCTATTATTAGCAATACAGAATTGGCAAGAATGGACAAAGGGTAGTTTTTTAAACGTGATGCAGATTAAGAATATTTATTCTTATCTTGGTGACAATGTTACACGCGGTTATAGAACATGCAAAACGATGAATAATGATTTGAGTTATACTATTGAAGAGTGCACCGCGGATCACGGATTGCAAACTGATAAAGTTTGGTACGATGCATTTACAAAGATTGACACAAGCACAGAAAACTACATAAGAAACATGTTAGCAAACAAAGAAAAGATTTCACAAACACCACGGATAATTATGTCCACCATACACGGAGCGAAAGGAGGTGAAGCTGATAATGTTTTACTCTTACCTGATATTACTAAGTCTGCTGTTGATAGCAACGATAGCGATCCAGATGAATTGCATCGGTTGTTTTATGTAGCAGTCACTAGAGCAAAAGAAACACTACATATTTTAGAACCACGCAATTATGAAAGGGCCTATGTGCTATGATATTTAAAAAGAAACAATCTGCCTACGATAAACAAATAGGTGGTAATCATTATAATAAGTTTCCTATACAGCCGGCCGATTTCATCAATAAAAACAAGTTGTTATTCGCCGAGGGAAATGCTATAAAGTACATTATGAGACACCCCCATAAGGGGAGCGGCAAGCAAGATTTACAGAAAGCAATACACTACATAGAAATGATTATTGAAAGGGACTACCCATACCGTGAATAAACCTATACAGCTGCCGATGTTTAAACCGGAAACAGAGTGGGTTCCGCCTACACATTTACCAGATTTAAAAGAACACAAAGAAATTGCAATCGACTTAGAAACACGTGATCCGAATCTATTAACAATGGGTTCTGGTTCTGTACGTGGTGATGGTGAAGTGATTGGTATTGCCATTGCTGTCGAAGGATGGTCAGGTTACTTCCCGATCAATCACCAAGGTGGTGGGAACATGGACCGCGAATTAGTATTGGATTGGTTCGAAGAAGTTTTACACACAGAAGCTACAAAAATATTTCACAACGCAATGTACGATGTGTCCTGGATACGTTCTATGGGTTACACAATCAACGGTGGTATCATTGACACATTGATTGCTGCATCATTGATAAATGAAAACAGATGGGGTTACTCCTTAAATGCTTTGGGTAAAGAATACACAGGCATGGGTAAAAACGAAAAAGTTTTACAGGCTGCTGCAAAAGAATGGGGTGTTAATCCTAAATCAGAAATGTGGAGACTGCCTGCACCATTGGTTGGTGATTATGCAGAACAGGATGCAGTTGTAACATTAAAGTTATGGCATGTATTACAGCACG